CTTCAAGCTGACCATAGACCTGAGCCCCTGTGCTAACTGCTATCAAGCTGCCTACAATCCAAAATGACATTTAAATAACCTCTTGCTCTACTAGAGCTGCTTCTATTTCATCAATATCTGTTAAGTGTGTAGGATGATATGTAATCCAAGTACACCCTGTCTCGCTATATATAACACGCTTAGTCCCCGGCACTGTCTCACCCAAGTACGGAGCTGTAATCTTTTCTCTCTCGTGAACACTGGATACTTCACACTCCCCAGATACCACGCTAAACAGGTGCTTAGTTTTGTGCAAAGCTCCTACAACAATACTACCCGCTGGCATTACCATCTCTCTTGCATACATTCCGTCAGAAAAGTGGTGTCTTGTTACTACATCTGCCTTTGGAAATTCCTTCATTATTTCTTGTAACTGGTAAATACTATCTTGCGTTACAACATCATTCACGAAGACTCAACCTCATACTGTATGGCTTGTAAGTGGAAAGGTGTGGCATCAGGTACTGTGATCTCTGCAACCACTTCTGTATCCCAACCATTGCCACCTCTATTGTCTTCTATGATACCAGTTCTAGGAACAAAAGGTGTATCAAGAGGCGTGTTAGGAGCCTCGCCAAACTGCCTAATAGCAACAGGATTGCCGTCAATGTAGATGCCAGCACTTTCGTAAACACGCAAGTTCATGTTGGTTATCTTCTTGCGCTTCATGGTGTTCTGCCCACCACGAGTACCAGGATTAGTGTTGAGTGGCATACTCTTAACCTTTACAGGAAAGTTTAATCCTACCTCAAGGTCTCTGGTAGTAAAGCCCTCTAGCTCTTCGGCAGTAATAGTAATGTTACCTGAAGTACATACGCGATCAGGCAATACATCGCCATCAGCTAAAACACTTACAGTATAATTATTTAGGTGCGTTCCTACGGCAACAACAACGTCACTTCCAGTAGCGGTTACCGTCTTTTTAACACTTGCATCAAGAAGGCTATCAAAGTCCCACCTTTCCAGAAAAGACGAACCACTTACCCCAAAAGTTCTTTTTGTTACGACATAAAGATTATTATCAACGGTACAGCAAGAGTCCAACACATTGCCGGTAGGAACTGTCCAACGCGTAAATCCGTTAATGTCTTGATTACGCATGGTGTTGAGTACGCCAGCGTTACCATCTTCATTAATAATAAATAACCAGTTTGCGTCTTCTGTTGTAGAGCCTTTTAATATTGCCATGTCCTTTGGGTTGTTAATTAACTGTGATGACAAGACAGATATGTCATTAGAGGTATAAGCATCTTCATTAAAGCTAAACAGGTATTGACGCAAAGTTCTACCATTCTTATCAACAAACAGAGTGGCACCATCAATAGACTGAACCTCTAAGGGGTATGAACCATGCTGTGTTTGAGCAATAATCTCAATAGTCGATGGTGTAGCACCTTTAAGCAAGAACTCTGCGCCAGAACAAAAGACCTGCAATCCACGATCTGGATTAATATCAACAATGCTTGTTAGCTCACGAGAATCAATAGTGACAAAGATGCCTTCATCGTCTTCGCCCTTCTGAGAGAAGAAATCAAAAAAAGCGCCAGATCTACTTGCCAGTATGCTTTGCGGCTTAGACTTAGTTCCACCAAGCCACAGGCGACCCTCATTAAATACACCTATCTTTGGGAAGCCTCTAGTTGCACTCCATACATCTTCTGTTCTGGGCGTTCCTGATGCATCCAAAGTAAAATCAATTGTATCGCTAGCGTCACCGCTTGTAGCAAATCCTGCAAACAAGTTATAGCTGTTAGCAGACTCGCCATCCATTGTAATTGTAAAGTCGTGAGCGTTAGTCTTTTCTACTGTTATCCCAGTAAAACCAAATACTGGCATATCTTGCAATGCTTTTCTTAAATTCTCTGCCGTTGCCGTTGCCTCATCACCTGCGGTGGAGCCTGCAAAAGTAATGTCCTTGCTCAATACGCCGTCCACATCTATCTGATAAGTCTGACCAGCATGGAATGAGTTAAATCTTGCGGTCTGCACGGCTGCTACAGGAGTGGGGCTAGAAGCATCATTGTAGTCATACTGAGGAATATTGATGAAATTCTGGACGTTGCTTTCAAAAGCATTGATCCCATCAGTGCCATCGAACACAATCTTGTAAGGGTAGTTGTCCTCTTGAAACAGAAGCATTACGTTTTCTGTTTGTGTAACCCTAACCTGATCCACTTGAGAGCCAGCAACCGCAAAAGCTCCAGTGTAGGGCAATGGAATGTCTGCAAGATAAGTTGTTGCAGTCACTGCACCATGAGGGGTGCGGTAAATGCGCAAGTTGTATTCCGTTAAAACACATACAAAGCTATGATCTGGCGCATACTGCCACTCAAAAACTTTAGGGGTTTCGTTTGCACCAACTGCCTGATGAGCATTAAACTCACCAATGTTAACTTTATAGTTTGCTGTATTTCCTAGATTTGTAATAATTCGCCAGTAACGATTGTTGGCATCAGAAAGTGATGTGACATCATAACGCTTGCTAACACCCCCAACTGTAAAGTCACTGGAAATTGAAAAGGTTTCCCAATCACTCCATGCTGCTCCGTCGGATGAATACTGCAATGTTAGAGTTTTACTTACATCTGCTGTGGTATTTTGCTTTGTTAGGAATGCATTCTCAACAGAAATAAATTCAGGAACATAGGAATCAAAGTCATATTCAGCAACAACGAAAGGGCTTGCAGCAACACTGTAGTCAGTCGATGCTCCCGTTAAAGGATCGCCATCATTTATAGCACTGCCAGTTCCACCATTAGGCATACTTGGATTGACAGCAATCTGACGAACAAGAGGGCTTAGAACACCATCAATATGCTCTAATCCGGGTCTACGCTTAACGCCACCTTGAGGAACAATAACAACGCCCTCGGCTTGTTGCGCACCCTTGTAGTATTGATCAAGATCGGTACGGCCTATTAGTAATGGTGACAGCTCGCCACTAGCAAAGCTAGTTTGCTGGAATTGCGACTTAGGCATTTAGTACCTCACATTAATAAATGGCTGACTCTTTATGGGTGTTATTGGGTGCTGCTGCGAATCAGTGTATCTAGCCATACGGCTGGCATTCAGATACTGCTGGCTAAGTAGCTGCATTGATGTTGCACTGTCACGAATGGATGGAGCAAAATCCATAGCCAAAGCATATTCAATCATCTTAGAGAAGTACACGGGCCACTGAGACTCTGGAACATTAGCAATGTAGTCGCAGTAAAGCGGGCCACTGTAGTTGCAGTAAACCTTGTCACCAAAAATCCCGTAGTCAATACTAGGATCCAGCTTGATGAGAGTCATCATGTCAGTAGGAAGCTGATAGATAGATTGCCACTCGGTGCCTATAGAAACATCAGTGGTCAATGATAGTTGAGCTTGCTTACGCGCAAAGCCCCAACGGAATTTGGATAGTTCATTCTGCACAATATTGTCGTACAGATTGTTGGCTACAGTCTCGGCACGAGTGTTGCCTGATAAAGATGTTACCGGCAGATCGCCAATCAGAATAAGAGCATTAGAAATTAGCTGTATCTTGCTTGCCATAATAAACCTTTATTTGTAAAGAAAGGGGCCACCAAAGCAGCCCCATTCAGTTTTACTACTTACGAATTACCGATTGCAGTTCCAGAAGCCATAGTAACGGTAGCAGCACCGTCATTAGCCACACAGAATGAAACAGTAAAATCGACAGCGTTAGTGTCAACTACAAGTACAACGTCACCAACATTAATTTCGTCCTTAGCAGGAACAAAAAAGTTAGCGCCAAGTACAGTAGCAACAGCTTCTTCAGTAGCATAAAGCCATACTGAACCGCCACCTGATCCGCCTACGCGGGATAAACCTGATCGTGCAAAAGCCATAATAATTCCCCTTATGCAGTTTTGTCGTATTGAACTTTAACGATACCAAGACCGTCGCGAGATACAGCACCAGCCTTCAGCATACCGTTACACAGCCAAGAAGTGCGATCAGCAATCCAATCAACGTCAGTCTTGATGTCGATACCGATTGCAAGACCAACAGCGTCCTGAGAGAAGAAGTATGAATCAACGATGTTAGCAGCTTCAGTCAGACCACCTTCAGCACGATCTTCGATAACTACAAACTTAAAGCCACCGAAAGTGTCAACGTCACCGTTAACCAGAGCTTTAACATTGTTGTAGTCAGAAGAAGTGATTTCTTCCTGGTTAAGCAGACCACCCAGACCCTGAGCATTGATAGCAGCATACAGGTTAGAGTTAGGAACGCCTTGAGCGCGGAGAGCAACCTGAGCTTCAATTACTTTCTCAGTAGTCAAGTTAGTGCCGCCTTCAACTACAGTTCCAGCATAAGTAGTTTCTGCATCCATAGCGTCGATAACCAACTGGTCACAACGACGACCAAGAGACTGTGCGATAGTGCTTGCAAGTTCTTGCTTCTCGTCAAAGTTTACAGTCTGAGCATCAAACATATCTGTATATTCTGGAGCATTCCAGTTTTGCAGAGTTGCAGTTGCGAAGCCGTGAGTGATGTCCATAGGAGTTACTAGATCAGAAGTAGACTTCTGGTTAGCTAGACCCTTACCCATGTTACGGAATTTGTAGGTGTCACCTACTACGTTGTTTCGTACAGTTACAGCGCCTTTCAAAAGGCCAGCGTTTTGGTATGCGTGCTTAACAAGACTGTCAAACTCCGTTACCGCTACGGATGATAATACTTTACTCATAATGATTTCCTCGAAAAAGAGTAATAAATAATATAAAAGTTTTTCAAGGTTTTTGCTGAGTACCCAGTAAATTGGTCAGCTTCAACCTAAATTTACCGGGCCTTAAATAGAAAGGGGTGTCCAGTGTGCCGATTATACACTTTTCACCCCATAAACTCAACCACCAAAGGTGCGGGTGTGAGCCTTATCGCCACCAAACTCCTGCATCATCTTCTGGATTTTGGCTTCATGACTAGCATCAATGCTACGGAGGAGTTGTCCATTTTCGTTCTTCTTAAACATTTCTGTTTCAATGTCAGACCAGGTCATGCCAGTAGGATGCTGTCCACCATCGATAGGTAGCTTGACGGGTGCAGTAGCACGAACCATGTACTCTACCAGCTCAATAGACTTGGCATCAGTAACGAGATCACGAACCACTTCATAGTCGTCAGCATCTAAGTTGTTCTTTAGATAGCCCTCAACATTCTTGATACGCTCTGCGGCATTGTCACCTAATCGTGCAATCTCTTGCTCTTGGGTAACTTGCTCTACTGCCTCACTCTGGGCAGACAAAAGCTCCCAAGCTTCACCAAAGGCTTCTTGGCTCATATTGGTCTTGCTTGCAAACTCGGTCAGTTCTTGCAGTAAGGCATCGTCTGACTCAATTCCTTCTGGGCCTTGATAGCCATCTTTTGGTGCGCCAGTAAAACCACCGAACTTCTTTTCTAGTTCAGTATAGGCTTTGGCTTGTTCAGCGACAGACTTATACTTGTCGCCTTTGTACCATTCGGGTGTATCACCTGTACCCTTGATACCATCGGATAAAAAATACTCACCTTCACTTAGTTCGGGTGTTCTTGTATCCAACAGGGTTTCGCTTTTTGTTTCTTCTGATGCGGCCTGTTCTTCACTCATAAATTATTCCTTACAGTATTTCAGCTTGTTGCATTTGGTTGATAATAAATTTAACAACTCCCGACTCACCGTTATGGTAAGCAGCTTCGTAATCAACATTTGAAGCACCAAAGGGGGTGTCGTTATTGAAGATAAACCTCCGCGTCATGTCCTCAAGTACGCGCTTCCCGATGTCACCTGAGAAGCACT